TTTCTGTAAATCATGTTCAAGAATGGTTAGCAAAAAAACGAGCGCAGGGAAAATATATACATCACAACGAGCACGACATACTAGAAACATTTAAGAATTATTGCATATCCAAGGGGAAAAAATATGAAAACTTTATCGCAGCATACAGAAACGCTTTTGAATGGGATAGATGCCAGCCGAAAGCAGCCGCAAAACAAAAACTCAGTAAGCATGAGCAAGCCAGAATTGCCCTCGGACTCGATCAAGGAGAATCCGAAGCACCAGAAACAATTGATGTCACTCCTGCTAATATGCTTTGATACGCTTGATACATTCGGGAAAGAGCCAGACCAATTGAAAAATCTTGAAGGTGCTTTCCAAATGGTTTTGGGTAGATTTTCTATAGAAGAAGTCGAGGCGGCGTTTAGGGTGTACATGGAGACACAAACTACCATGCCGAAGCCAGCTGACATAGTGAAGATAATAGAACCCCCTGTTGAGCCTAAAAAGTGGTGCAGGGTGACTTTTCTGGAAATTAAGCGTAAACGCCGTGAGAATGTATTTACTACCTTAGAGGAGGATAAATACTGTGAAGACTTTCTAAAAGCGCAAGTCAATGCGCCAGAAGAGCAAAAGTCTTTGATCGAAGATACTATGAGGCAAGCAGCAGTTGAAGATCAAAGATATTGGAGTGAAAGTTAACCTAAGCACAAAGAAGAAGGCTCAGCAGCTTTAGTTGACTGGAAGAATAACTTAAAACAAGGAGCTAAATAAGATGAGTAATTATAAAATATTACCGAGTCTGGAGTCGTTGAGGTCTAAAATGGTACTCACGGCGATTGAGATAAGAGAGCTAAAAGATGTAGATGTGCATTGTCACGCCGAGCAGTTAGAAGGCGCGGCTGAGATGGTGCAGGATTGGATCGAGAATATAAGGGATGGGAAATAAGATGGTTAAATTAGACGCATACGACTTAGAGAGGTTCGCCACCACCAAGTATGACAAGATATACGACAAGATGGACTCACAAGAGCGCAGATACATGACTAGCCTCAAGAATATCCTAAAGGAAAAAGATCCTGAGTTGTTGGCTAAGTTGATACTATCATTACACCACAGCTATGTTTTGGATAGGAACTACGACAAGATTTAATAAGTGGAGAATAGAATGAAGAAGGAAACTATCGGACAGATGAACAGCCGGCGTATGGCTAGACAAAAGGAAATATTTAATACTAAAGCTCCCACCGTAAAGACTCACTTCGCAGCACAGAAAGAGGAAGAAGGTGGTTGTAAGATTTTATCTGGCGGCGGCTTTGCATGTAACATAAAGCACAAACAAGAAGGGCAGAAGGCTCTTGTTGAGTGGAAAGGTAATTTAAAACAAGGAGTAAAGTAATGCCCGCAAGAAAAAGAATAACCACAGCACAACGGCTTGCTGTTGCCAAGGCTGCTAATAACGGAAGATTAATGCTTACCTTGGCAACTAGATTTAATAGAAAGCCTATAGTAGATACTAAAACGGGGGATTCGATCAATCAAAATGCGGCCTTGAGTATGTTGGAACAAGGGCTTTTGATTCCCGCTGGGGATGATGGGTTGTTTGCCGGGTGCGGGCAGACTTTGGGCTTATCAAGCGGGTACAAGAAGGAGTTAAAGGCAGGCGGATTAATTTAACCTTTAGCGGAAAGGGGGATAATAGTAACTGGAGGATAGAATGAAAGAGTCTGTAACAGAAGATATAACAATTGAGAATCTGCCAGAAGGCACTTGGTGGGATGAGAAAGATGGAAGTTGGAAGGCTGTAATACTTTATGATTGTTTTGGTGGTAAAGAATGGTACTGGCAAGCACGGAATATGAAAGCATTAGAGAGTGACAAGCCTATAGGCAAGATGTTACCTTATATCTCAACACTTTAAGGCTCAGTTGCTTTGACTGAGCGGAAGGATTTAAAAGGATTATGATACCAATTCTAAAGATAGATTGCCTTGTTTGCAAGGAGTCCGCAACACCTGAATTTCCAGCCGCTGAGGCTGCTATGATTGCCCGGGTGAAAGGTGGGTGTCATGTGGTGGGTAATATTATCCAGCCTTTATGTGAACAGCACTGGGAAAGCTGTGAGCCTTTAGAAAAAGGAGGCGCAGAGGTTATAATTGAGTTAGGACAGGAGCAGCACGACCCGAAAGATTAATTTAACCAAAGGAGGAAGTATGACAGCAAAAATATATGAATTCACAGGAACAACATGTTTGGATTTATCGCCAAATAAAGTTATTAAATACGCCGAAGATCTTAAGGAGTGCGTTGTGATTGGCACAGATGCAGATGATGAGATTTATGTGGCAGGAAGCTCTGGGAATGTTGCTAATGTGGTTTATCTGCTAGAAATGGCCAAACTTCATATGCTTAGATTAGGAGAGGAAGTATGACAGCAGGGACGTTATATATAGGAAAGTGGGAGGCTAAAAGTTGGGATGATGGCTTTACGTGGAGTGTACGCCGACGGCGAGATACAAATAAGGGTAAAGGGGGTTTTCAGCATATTGCTGAACATCTCGATCAAGAACTGGCGGAGCACCTTGTAAACGCCTTAAATGCAGATGTACCAAAGATGGAAGCCAAGCTAAGGGAGATGGTGACGCTCATGCCGGAGATAAAGAGCCTGTTATCTTTTCTCTCGTGGGAAAGCTCTGTAACAAAGGCGCAAGCTAAAAGAATCCATGATTTACTGGCTAAGATAGAAAAGTGGGAGAAGGAATAATGAAAACACTAAAAGATATGCTGGAAAGAATGATAGAAGAGTTCGATCCTGATTGTGTATACCCAGGCAGCGCACAAAATAGAACCGATCCAGGTGCTAGATTAATTATAAAAACGGCTAAGACCGTCTTATATGCAGCCCCATTTCGTGAGGTATCTCCTAATATGGCAGAGTGTACCGGATGTGGTAATGTAGTTCATCACAATAATATACATACATGTGTGTGTCCACAATGTGCTTTAAACGCTCCAGGATTCCCACACGGCGATCCGGGGGGTGAAAAATGAAAGAAATACATCCAGGATTCTATGGGCTGGGGTTTGTAGCGTGTGTCTATCTTCTTATGGTAATGGTTTTTCTTCTGATGGGTACGCTACCTAGAGAAAATTTCAATCCTTGCGACCAAACCTCTTCACAGAGCGATGAAACTGCAAAATAGGTTGCGTTCTACTCAGATAAAAGAAGGGGGCTTGTGGGGCGAGTTTGGAGGAATAAGAAAGTTTAAATAAATGTGGATTAGGGGTTGATTATGTATAATGATTATGTATAATGGGGTTGAACACAAATAAAGGATTAAGATTATGTGCACAATGGAACAGCGTAAGCAAAGGTGGACTGAGATAAAGAGGTTTAAAAATATGGGAATATTAGAGTCGCAAGGCTGGAAGAATATATCTGGTAATTTACCTCCTAATTCTGGGGGCGATAGCGAAGGTCCTTACCAATCTAGGAATATAAATTTTGTAGTAAATAATGCTGAGCATAAGCTTCATTATATAAGTTGCATGGGTGTTCTGTTTATTAATTGGGATGGAGAGGTGAGCATGCATTATTGTTCTCTAGATGGCGGGGATGATATTCTAAAGATAGATAACAAAGATTTATTGGGCGATATTTACTGGAAGTGTGCGGAATATCCAAAGTTAAATTATTTACTGGATGAATAAATGACATCAGATAAACGCAAAGAACAAAACAGACTAGCGCAGGATAAATATATTTCTGCCAGAAAGGCGGAAGGCAAAACTAAGTGCCACTGGTGGCTAACTATTGCTGCTAAGAAAGCCGTGGATGAATTTATGGATAGTCAAGAATTTATTAACCAACTAAAGGAGGACTGACTATGGATAGAGAAAAAGAGTTGGCGGATTTTGCAAAAATAAAAGCTGCTTCTAGTGATTGTCAAATAGGGCTTGTGAGGAAGCTGGATAATATAAATATTGAAGGCGAATACAGCACTACGCTTCTACATCTGGCTGCGGAGTCTTCTCATGATCGGCTGGCTAAAGAATTGATACGTCTTGGTATAGATTGCAATGCACACGACAAAAATGACCATAGACCCCTTGATGTCGCGGTGTATCGTGGAAACTTTCGAGCCGCCGTTATAATTGCAGAAGCCGGTGGTGTATTTGGTATTTATTCGGAAACAGATGGATATTTAAGGCGGATTCTGGAGGCTGTCGATAAGGAATAGATTACCAATATAACCGAGTTTATTAACCAACTAAAGGAGGAGAAATGACAAGAAGATTAGTAGGAATATATGATATATGCGCCAATTTAGCAAGGTGGGTATGTCAGCAACACCCTTACCATCTAACTGTACACGTTGATAGTGCGAACGCCAGACTAATGAAATTAGCACCAACGAAAGGGTTTGAGCCGGAAAGCTTACCAATGAAATATGTTAAAGATTCTGGTGAGATTGAGGAGTTTTTGAGGGAGGCTTTAGACAAGACCCCAGAGGTTTTAGATTGGAATAGTAGAAAGAATGGCAATGAATCGCCTCTTGGTTTTTCTAGTAGGTATGACACTCCAGTACCAGAGAATGATTTTATTGATATTGACGCTCTGTTCAGAAATGTAGCGCGCTCAACATGGTATGAAGCAGAGGAATATCCCGAACTAAAGGAGGGGGAATGACAGAGGACATTTGCCAGGAAGAAGACTGTAACGAAATTATAGAGGAGGGGCGTAAGGCTAAATATTGTCTTGATCCTGAGTGTATAAAAAGGAAGGCTAATAAACAAGGTGCTATGTATAGGGCTATGGCCAAGGCTAAGAAAGAGGCAGCGAAAAATGCTATGTACCGAGTGTGATGGCGCTACCAAAGTAGTTGACAGTAGGCCGGCAGGTAACTTTCGCATACGGGAGCGCAGGTGTAAAGAGTGCGGTCATAGGTTTGTAACAGTTGAGATGACAAAAGAGTTAGCTGAGAGAATATTTAATTTGAAGAAGGAGTAACAGCTTATGGCAATGGCAACAGTATGTATGGAAGAATTAATAAATAAGCCTAAACATTATAACTCTCATCCATCTGGTATTGAGTGTATCGAGGTGGTGGAGCATATGAATTTTAACTTAGGAAACGCTATAAAATATTTATGGCGTACAGACCATAAGAACGGGATTGAGGATCTAAAGAAAGCAGCTTGGTATATTGAGCGTGAGATTCAACGGTTAGGGAAGGAGTAACGGATTATGAGGACAGTATTTAAATACCAGTTAGAGATAGTGGATCACCAAATAATAAAGGTTCCATCTGTATGGAGGGCTCTTAGTGTCGCGGAGCAGGATGGTAAGCTGTGTATATGGTTTCAGGTAGACAGTGAGCATGCGAAAGAAGATGTGTTAGTTCATATAGTAGGAACTGGAAACTTAGTACCTACTGATGCTGGTTTGTATATAGGAACAGTTGTTATAGATCAACTTGTTTGGCACGTTTATGTTTAGGAGTAACACATTATGCTGATAGATCAAGTTAGGGAGTTGGAGGATGATGTTAAGACGCGAATAAGAAGTGATGAACTATTCAATCGCACCATGATACCAATGTTTACACTTCAAGCGCCTAAGTTCCTCGAAATAATACAAGACTTGATAGCTGTGGATGATATTTTGAAGGAGGTGGAGAGGCTGGACGCTAAAATGCCTAAGAAGGAAGCCGGAGAAAACGAAGAGTATCATACTATAATTGTAGCGAGAATACGCAAAGCAATAGAATCAACAGGGAAATGAGATGAAAGCATTTAAGAGTTTTGCAGAAGAGTGTGTAGAATTAGGAGAATTTCGTAACGCTTACATGAAGAGGCATAATCTAAAACGCTTAGGTATGGCAGAGGCTTGTCAATTATGGCGTGAGCATCAAAGTGATGTAGCAGCAAAGGACGAGAGGATAGCGGCGCTGGAGAAGGCTTTGAGGAAAGTTGTAGAATGTGAGGAGAAATATCACACTGTAGATGAGTATGATTTCCAAATGACAAATTTAACAGGCGATATTAAAGAATTGTTAGGCCTCTAATAGAATCAACCAAACAGGAGTAGGAGATGAAGAAATTTAAAGAAACTGGTATTATGTGGGAGCCTGAACTCCATTTTATTCCTAAGAAATACTTTAAAATGGCTTGTAAATTAGGGAAGTTTATGAGGGAAAATGGTATAAGGGAAATACAGAGTGTAGTTGAATCTACACACTATGGCGACATGAAATATCATTATGAAAAGCAGCTAGAAGCAACCATAGACAGTGAGGAGGATTAAATGGGAGAAGAAGCTGATACCACATATGACGATTATGAAGATTATCAAATAAGAGTAGTCCCCATCGGCGGCGTTAAACTCCCTGAGGGATTTGAAGAATGGAATAGAGAACAGGAGGAGAAGATGGCCAAAGAAGAACTACTGCAACAGGCCGATGAATATAAGCGGTCAAAGTTTGCTCAAGGTGCCGATGAACGTGGTCTTGGGTGGGTAAATGATCTTATCAAAGCCCTAGCCGATGAGCTGAGGGGGAAGGAGAAAGACGTTATCCCTGGTATTGTGGATATTTCTGAACCACTGCCACAAGAGAAGACTGTGCTGGAATGTTTAGAGGCTCTAAAAAGAGAGTTTGAGCATAGGTCAAAACCATTAGTTGAGCATTTATGTAGATTGCAATCAATGAGGATTCCTAAATACATAACCAACCCTAATATAATAATTGACCCGTTACCCCAACCCCCAGAGGAGAAATAACATGAAATGGCAATCAATGAAAACAGCTCAAACACATTTCAAGCATTTTTTAACACCAGAGAGGAAAGATTAAATGACAGACATAAGAGAGAAGGCAGAGGCTTTTATAAAGGATGTGGAGAACATCGGGTCTATGGAGGGTCGAATAGCACACTGGGACAGTTTCAAGAGTCTCAAAGCAGCCCTCATGCCAAGCAGGGAAGAGATAGCGGACTATTTAGAATCAAACAACGAAGGTTTCGGAGAGGAAATTGAGCAATATCTGAATTACGCAATTGAAGAGCTGAGGCGAGACAAATGAATAAACTACAGGAAGTAAAAGAGGCGCTGGAGCTGGCAGCAAAGCATAAATACGGTGACGGTGATTACACGGCGTTTTTTGAGAAAGCCCTATCCACCCTCAATGAGTATATGGAGAGGCTAGAGAGTGAGGATTTTATCAAGTCTGTAATGATATTTGAAAATGGCAATAGGTATACAGAAAAACTAGCGTTAAGTCAGGTATCGACAGAGGGTAATCAAGGGGCGTATTTTTCTAACCAAAAGAACATAGCTTTGTATGATTTAAAGCAGATGAGGGTTAGAGCTTTGGACTTTATAAATGTAATTAAGGAGAAGTAAGATGACAAAAGAACTACTGCAACAGGCAGATGAAGCACTAACACAAAACTTTATAACTTATTCCCCAAAGGGTGAGCGTGACGTTTTAAAATTGCTCACCCTTATCAAAGCCCTAGCCGATGAGGTGAGGGGGAAGGAGTGGCAGGATATTTCTACAGCTCGGAAAAACGAGGCTATTCTTGTGCGTGATTTTAATGGAGATCACTTTGAGGCTTATCAACGCGATGGGGGCACTTGGTGCGCTCAAGACCCTAGAGGTGGTGGTGCTTATTATTTAGCTATCAACCCTGCCCACTGGCAACCGTTACCCCAACCCCCAAAGGAGAAGTAACATGGAAATACCGGATCGCATAGCAAGAACATGGTTGCTGCTGTCTTTTAGGTATTGCCTGAATCGCCGTACCGGAATAGCCGCCGAGTGTGTAAGATACCTGCTCGAATATTGGGATGTGTTGGGGAGTTATCAAAGGCAGGTTCAATTTGATATACGCCATGCGATTGAGGCGGGGTGGGCTGGTGAGGTTGATGACGTGGAAGAGTGGGAGAAGGTACTTAAATTAAAGGTGAAGGAGAATTAAGATGCCAACAGATAGGGAAATAGAAGCCGCTGCACAAGCAAGTTACGAACATGTAAACGGGGAAGGTGCATGGTTAAAAATAATAAAAGAAACGGGGCTTGTGTCTTATGGGGATGAATGTATTCAACTTTTATTAGCGAAAGCAAAAGCCGCCCTTGAAGCTGCTGAGAAGGTGAGGGAAGAGGCTCTACTGTCGGGCGCGGTTATTGGCTACAGGACTTCATATGTGGATGGGAAAGTAGTGCAAAAGCAAATTACGAAGGGAGAGTTTCTCTTCCCCATCCAAGCCAATATAACCCCTAAGGAGGATTAGATGAAAGTTAAAACAGCTTATTTACTTGTGAGGTTAGCTGCGTGGCTTGATCCTGAAGGGGATTCGGTTAAACCTTTTGCGCGTGCTGTTGATAAGTATCTAAAAGAACATTACGATGCGACTTACGGGAAAAATAGGAAGATTAAATGGTAGACATTGTAAAATTACCCGCCGAAGAACCAGGGACATTAAAGTTAGGAGAGCCTCATCCTATGGCTCAATTCGCTAAAGAGTATGTGCTGGCGTTTGTGCTGGATCCAAAGAGATTAGGTATGATTAAGGAAGCTTTATCCTCTTGCGCTCTGGCTGGTAATAGAGGTGCAGAAATTCTGTCGTGTACGTTAGACAGGATATTAGCTTGTAAACCTGTAAGTGATAGGTATTTATTGGGTTTAGCCTGGGGGTTAAAATTAATAGAGGAAGAAGACAATTGACATAAGGTTTTCAATGGCTTAAAATATAACCTAAAAGGAGTATAGAAATGCCAGATAAACCGGGATCATATGGAAAGCCAGGTCGTCCTTCCAAGGCGAGAAAAAAAGCAGCGCGTGCAACTCATAAGACTAAGAAGAAAAAATCTTCTCATAAAAAATAACAATCTCTCTCCCTGTGAGAGAATAAAACAGGAGATATCATGCAAGATTATGATAACATGAATTACTGGAATCTAAAGAACGAGTGCAAGAAAAAAGGCTTAGATTCCAAAGGGAAAAGAGAAGCTCTATTGGAACGCCTACAAGGCAAACCCGAAAAACCAATTCCAGAACCTAAGGCCATTATACCGGCCACTCAGGAAGATCTTAACAAGTATTTACCCCAAGCCTCATTCACCCCAAAGGTAGACATAACCAGGTTTAAACCATGGCTAACAGAACAACGCCTCCAAAAACTAACAGATGAATTAAACCCCATCTTTGCCGGAAATGCTAAATTTGATTTTCAGTTAAATTACGAACAAGGTGAATTCCAGATACAATTCAGTGGAGGAGCCGCCGGTACAGAATCACTCACAATGATAGTAGAAGATAAATTCATCATACGAAAAGCTCAAGAATACTGCAAACGCAAGCTTGCCAGAGGTGGTGACAACCAAACATCAAGTATATAACATGGCTCTCACACAAAAACAGGAAGCATTTGTAGCTAAGTTTCTCGAATGTGACAATGCCAGTGATGCGTATCGACATGCATACAACACAGAGAATATGAAAGATGTCACCATTAACGACACTGCATGGAAGCTCACCATACACCCAGCGATAGCCCAGAGAATAAAAGATATAAAAGACATGGTGTTAGAGAGGCTTGTCATAGATAGAACATACATTACAAACGGCGTTTTAAACACAATTGACCGTACAATAGTAGACAGAGACCACTCAAACACCCTCAAAGGCTACGGAATGCTCAATAATATGTACGATTTAAACGAAGACAAACAAAATGACAGGCTGTTATCAGACCGTAATAAGCAAGCTATACTTGATAATTACCGGAAACGTATCGAGCAGAGAATCATCAATGTTACCCCGGAGGAATGATGCCCACAGAACCAGAGGTAGACGCGGCTGCAGAGGCTATATGGAATGAGGAGCCTACGTATAAGGGGCTATTCACCCTCATTGATGGCATACCAGATATACGGAACGCTAAATACTACGTGTGGGCGCGTGCTGCACTGGAGGCAGCGGAGAAAGTGAGGGATGGTGAAAGAAATACCGCTTAACAGACGCACAGAGGGGGAACGTGAGGCGTATCGTCAGGGATATAACGCTGGTTTCAAGTTTGCTGTTGAGCGATTAACTCGTGCGACAGTTGAAAGCGGTGCTGAATTAACCAAAACGCTGTTACAAAGCAGCCCCGAAACAGATAAGTGCACGCATACATTTACCTGGAATGGGTGTTGTCAGTACTGTGGTGTACCAAAATGGGCGGCGGAGAAAGTGAGGGAATCCATGTTACAAAGTGGCCGCAAAACCGAGACGAAAGCGTCCGATAGTGAAATATATGAAGAATCTAGCCTATATTCATGGTAATATGACACAATAGCGGTCTAAACCCGTGATTCTGAGCATATTAGACGCTAGAGTGTGGCGGGCAGGTAACCGAGATTGGGGTAAAACGAGGGGAGAAGCGTAACAATGAGTGATTATTATCTACTAAGCTACAATAGGTACAAAGATTCAAAACTCGTGGGTGCTGGTATGTTAGGGGGAGATAGTATAATGGAAATGGGGCTTGAATTCGACTCGAAAGTGAAAGAATTTAAGAAAGATCACGGTGATGATTGTTGTCTTGCTGATCTTAGAATTGTGAAATTATGACTGACGAATTGATAGACACAAGTGACGATGAGTTTTTCGCCCTCCTCTCCAATGATCAAATAGCATTTACCCAGCAATGTTTTCAGACAGTAGATCCGGCACACGAATACCTACACAACTGGCATATTGATTGCGTTATCGAATATCTACAGGCAATGGAGCGTGGGGAAATAAGACGGCTCATTATAAATATGCCTCCTCGTTCTCTTAAATCCATAACCGCCTGTGTTGCATGGCCAGCGTGGTTATTGGGCAAGAATCCATCGGAACAGATTGTCACGGCATCCTATGCTGCTGACCTGGCAGTAAAGCACAGCGTAGACACGCGCCTCATTATGGAACAACCATGGTACAAACGCTGCTTTCCGGACACCATAATAGCCAAAGACCAGAACGAAAAGCGTAAATTCCAGACCACGCAGCGGGGGCACAGGAAGGCTACATCAATTGGTGGTTCAATTACGGGTGATGGTGGTGATTATCTGATCTTGGATGACCCTGTAAAACCTGATGAGGCATTGTCTGATGTTATACGTAAGGGAACCAACGACTGGATAGACCAGACATTCCTAACCCGCGAGAATGACCCCAAAACCTCACGTGCTCTCCTTGTTATGCAGCGTTTGCATGAAGATGACCCGTCGGGACATTTGCTAGAAAAAGGCTGGGAACAATTATTATTACCGGCTTACTTTGAAAAGCGCACAGTCATTACAGTCAACAAAAGGAAGTGGATATGCGAGAGGGATTCGTTCCTGCAAGAGGATAGATTGGGAGAGGATGAACTTGACAAGAAACTAACTGAACTTGGAATGTATGGATTTGTCGGGCAGTATATGCAGCGTCCAACACCGGAAGGAGGGGGAGAGTTCCAGGCAAGATGGATCCAATACTACAACAATTACTCACGTAAATTCACAGCGCACGGGATGAATGTATATATATTGTATGATCCGGCCAACACCAAGAAGAACAAGGAAAGACTGGATCCTGACTACACAGCTATGATTGTGGTGGGACTGGCAAACGACAATAATTACTATGTCCTTGATATGGTACGTGACAGATTCAACCCAACTGAACGTGTGAATAAATTAATTGAGCTTCACCAAAAATGGAACAAGCTATCCGGCAAGCCTCCAACTGTTGGCATTGAGCAATACGGAATGATGACAGATGCATTTTATATCAAGAAAGAGCAGGACGAAGGAAACTACAGATTCCATATTGTAGAGGTCAAGGGACAGGTGCGAAAAGAGGACAGAATACGCAAGTTGATTCCTTTATTCGAGAATACACGTGTGTACTTGCCTAAAAGTATTCTGTATGATAGTATTGACGGAAGCACCTATGATCTGGTAGAAGTATTTATAAAAGAGGAACTTACGGTTTTCCCGGTGGGTCGTCATGACGATTTGATTGACGCGTTTGCCCGAATACTTGACGCTGATTTAATGGCACGCTTTCCTAAGATTAACGTGATGTATCTTGATGATAACAAGACATTGAAAGATTATTACACTGGTGATTTTGATGAAGAAGATATAATGACATGGTAGGTTATGCTGGAAATTATTGATGACCCTCTTTATGAAGCAGGGAATTTGCCGACAAAAGAAGGGGTTTTAAAATGGTTAGCTAATACGCTTCCAGATAGAATGCCCCTGAACAGGCATGAAGAGCAAATTAAAATAACTAAGCAAATTGTGGGGGAATTTTTGGAACACAATTTTCCAGAAAAAAATGATAAAAATATTGGCAGTCTGCCTGTAGTGATGGCTATAGCAATTGTCAAGGCGATTAATGAATTAGATGAAAAATGACATGGTAGAATTCTCAGAAGAACAAAAAGAATTAATAAAATACTTTACCAAAGTTCAAAATAGGAAAAGCGATGCTGTAAATGAATTCTTTTTTCGTAAAGTCGAGAAAGAGCCTTATTATAAGACAACTTTAACATATAACATTGAAGATAATGCCTATCAAGAGTGACAAAAAGCTTTTAGAGCAGTGGGAAAAACACAAGAACATTTCTGAGGGTTCACTTGACGGTCAACATTCGGAGGCAAGAAATGACCACGCATTCCATGCCGGTGATCAAATGGCATATACTGCCACTGTCATAGATAAGAGCCGCCGATCAATGGTTATCTTCAATAAGGTAAAACCTTACATCGATGCAGTTACCGGATTTATGGTACAGTTGAGGCGTAAGCCTGACTATCTTGCACGCATCTTTGATGACAAGAAGCAACAAGAATTCTCTACTTATCTCAATTCACTATCTGATTACAGCCGTGAGAATGCTAATCTTGACCATCTTGAAAGCCGTCAGGATAGGGAGATGTTGATAACAGGTTACGGGGCAATTGATACCAATGTCGGATATGAGATTAACCCGGATGGCGAAGTTGACGCGGAAAATGCAGAGTTCGATGATATATACTGGGATCCGCAGGCAAGAGAACCCAACTTGCTGGATGCTCGTTGGGTATTTAGGCGTAAAAAATTCAGCCGTGATGAAGCTGTAAAAAGATTCCCCGGCACTAAGCCAGAGGATTTTGCAAGTTATAAAGGTGATCAAACAAAGTTTTCCTACAATCCGTCCGGTGGGGCATACAGTGCGGTTGCAATTGGTGTTGGAGTCACAGAGGAAGATTTGGTTGAGGTGTTTTATTATCAGTGGTGGAATTTAGAAACCTATTACCGTGCGGCTAATCCTTTGTTTGAGATTGAGGATGTAGATATTGTTAATCAGCTTGGCCAATTGATGGAGTTGATGCGCCTCAAAAGAGAAGAGGCCGCTGATGATGATGCGGTTGAGGACTTCTTTGAGTTTGATCCGTTTGCTGAATTTCTTGTGATGACTCCTAAAATTAAGAAAGACATGCAAGCAGTGTTTGACAGATTTGATATAGATGTTGATTACCAGAAGCACCAGAAACGCGTATACTATACAGCTATACTTTCTGATAAGGAGAAAATTCTTGATAAATTCAGGTCATTAGACCAGCAAGGATTCACTATTAAATTTAAAACAGGTGATTACGACCACGAAAACGAACGCTGGTTTGGCATGGTTGCCGCTCTTAAATCTCCTGCCCGTTACGCCAATAAAGCATTGACAGAAATGTTATACGTTATTGCCTCTAATTCTAAAGGTGGCGTGATATATGAGGAAAGTGCCGTAGAAGATCCTGCAAAATTTGAGCAAGAGTATGCTACAACCAAGGCCGCTATTAAAGTTAATGATGGTGCTGTGTCTGGCAACCAAATCATGCCAAAAGCTACAGCAAAACTACCAAATGGCTATGAGGAGATTTATGCTATCTCTACAGAGTCTTTAGGAGAAGTGACCGGCATAAACAAAGAGTTCCTCGGCAACGCACAAAACCAGCAAGTAAGCGCATTACTGGAAAGCCAACGTATAAACCAAGTGGTTAGTACGTTAGGTTGTTATTTTGATTCCATCTCTTTGTATCAGAAAGAGCACGCCAGATATATGATAACTCTTTTCCGTGTATTGGCTGAGAATTCGGAGGGACGTTTGATAAAAATAATAGGGGAGAATGGTGCTCCAAGATTTGAGGCGTTATCAAGTGATAGACTGGCCGAAGAATACGACGTTATGATTAGCGAGGCTCCATCTTCTGCTTCACAGAAACAGGAAACTACTCAAATAATGATAGCGTTAGCTGATAAATTAGCATTGTTAGGACAAAATATCTATCCTGTTGTGATTCCGTATCTACCGATTAAACAAACTGACAAACAGAGATTAATAGAAATTCTGACACCTAAGCCGCCATCTCCAGAGGAGCAGAAGCAAAAACAAGAAATACAGGAAATTGCCAAACAAGGACAGCTTGCGGAAATAGTTAAAACTAAAAGTGAAGCTGTATTTAAGCAATCACAAGCAGCCAAAACCGATGCGGAAGTCCCGCAAACAGAAGCCGAGACCGACAATACACGTGCTGATACTCTTAGAACCCTGGCTGAGGGTGAGCAAAAACAACTTGAGAATAGCTTTATAAAACGTGGTGTTGATCAGGTTAATTTAAACATATGACCACACTAGCGAAAATCAGAACCAAAGTTAACAAACTCGAAGTGCAAGCTGATGAGCAAAAAAAGCAGGTCGAGGAAGTAAAACAGGAACTTACAGAAGTTGTATTAACTTTAACCAATCCCTTGGGTAACAAAAAGGAGAATAAACATGGGAATAGCTGAAACTGAACAAAAAATCCTAGAAGAACTACAGCAACTAGCCGAGGAGCCTGAAAAGGACAAAAAAGACTCTGAGGAATTGCTGGAGGAAGTTACCAAAGAACCGGAAGAAGAAGAAACCGGTGAGGAGGAAACCGAGGAAAAATCCGAGGAGGAGACCGAAGAAGAATCTAAAGATGGCGAGGAGGAAGAATCTGTAACAGATTCGGAGGAGGAGGAAGAGGAAGTAAAGCCGGGCGCGCAAATGCGTCACAAATTAAAAGCAGCCAAGGCCGCCGAAGCGGATAAAGCACGTGAGAATCAAGAATTACGTGAACGCCTTGCCAGATTGGAGGGTAGGGCAGATGCTACACCAGTTTCCGAAGCACCTAAAGAAGAAATACCCGACCCTGAATACGAGCCGGAAAAATACGCTCAATATCAAAATGGCAAACTAGAGAAACGTGTCCAGGAGATGGAGGCTACTCAAAAACGAGTTAATGCAGAACGTCAATGGGAAACTATGCAGACAGAACACGCCAGGATTAGCCCTGATTATAATAATGCCAAAGAGTTTTTAATCCAACATGAGACCCAGAAGTTAAAGGACAGACATCCTTCTGCTACAGATGCACAGATTGCCCAGGCGATAAAGCAAGCTGAATATGCAGAGGCTGGTAACGCGGCCAAAGCCGGTATTGTCCCCACTGCACATATTGAATATCTGGCATACAAGGCTGGTTATCGTATTGAGGACAAACCAAAGGAGGCTCCGAAAAAGAAACCTAATATTAAAGAGATAAAGAAAAACGCCAAGAAAAGTGCATCTCTTATTGGTGGTTCACCTGCTGGTGACGGTGGTGATGCACGTACTCCCCAACAATTACTTAATATGTCTTTAGAGGAGATCCATAAATTCGGCGCAGATGAATATAACAAGGCCATCGAAAAGGCAGTAGCAAGACATAGTTGACAAATCATTTTTATTGTTCCATAATTATGGAATCTTCGAAGTTTCCCACTAACGCCTTCGCTGGGTTGTAAAATAAGCAGTATATTGGGAAATGGGCAAGAAATCATTTACTCACCACGCCTAACGCCGGGCTGTAATCAGGCTGTAACCGAGTAATTAGCAATCATATTTTGTTAATTAATTGAGGGAGCAGTCGCTATGGCTGAAACAGAAATGCTTACAGGCAATGCCTTGACCGTAAAATTATGGTCGAAGAAAGGTTTTGTCGATATGTACAAAAATACTGCGTTTGGACGTATGGTTCGCCGTGGTACAATAATGAAAGCCCAGGAACTTAATGATGCTAAAGCTGGTGATGATGTAACTTTTAGCTTTACTGGAATCCTAACGGGGACGGGTATTGGTGAAGGTGGAACTTTAGTAGGAAATGAGGAAGCTCTTGACCTACAAAGTGATTCAATGGTTTATAATGAGTTTAGACATGCCGTCTCTTCTCCAAATACCGATACAATTGAACAGTCGCGTACGTTAGTACCTTTTGAAGAAAGGGCGCGTAGGCTTTTGCCTGAATTCCATGCATCACGTTTAGATGCTTCGATATTCAACCAACTTGCCGGTGTTAATTCTACGACTATAACAGTAGATGGCACGGTATATTCCGGTACGGATAGAACTTTCGTGCAAGGGTTAAACACAACAAGAGCACCTACCACGAACCGTATTATACGGGCGGCCGGTGCAGCTACAGACCAGGCTTTAACAAGTGCTGATACCTTTAATCTTGATTTGATCGATGCGGCTGTTGAGCAGCTACAAAGAACTTATCCTTATGCTGGTGCGTTAGATGGACAAGAGTTTGATTTGTATATTTCTTTTGAACAGTCTGTTGACCTTAAGCGTGATACTTCCGGGCGTATCCAGTGGTACACTAATTATTTATCTCAACAAGAAGGTGGTAGTATTGAGAACAATCCTATCATGGTTGGTGATAAATACGGTACGGTTCCAATTGGTAAATATGCCAATGTAAACATTATTCCTACATTCCGTGTTGCTACGGGTGTAAATAGTTCTACTTCTGCAGCAATTACTACTGTACGTAGAGCGGTTATGTGTGGGCGTGATGCAGCGGCTTTTGCTTCAAGATTTGGTGGTGAACTTTCTGACGCATCTGCTGATGAAAGGGGTAATGTACCGCTTAAATTTTTCACAGAGCTAAAAGACTTTGAACACGATAAAGCGATAGAAGCACGTATGATTTACGGGTTAAGAAAGCTTGTATTCGATGGTGAAGATTATGGCTCTACCGTTATTTCAACGTTTGCGGCTGCGCACACTTCATAAGGAGAATTAAAATGACTACACCTGATGTATTTCCTTCAGATCAAGATACTGTAAATCCTTTTCTAAAAGCCCCTTCGGGACCACATGATGGTCCACGTGTGGTGGTTCGAACGGCTACAGTACCTGACACTTCAACAACCGGCACTATTGTAGGACTTGTACCTTTTAGACGAGGCGCGAGATTGCAATATGGTTCTGCTTTGGCAGTAGATGACCTGGATACCGGAACCGACGTGACACTCGATTGGGGTTTTGTTTATGACGCCAATGATACGGTTACCAATATTAACGACACGAACGCCTTTGCGGCTGCTGCTGCGACTGCACAAGCTGGCGGTGTATTGCGGCCAACTGCGGTGGCGGGGGCTACGTTTGAGGCCACTGCTGATGGCTGGATAACTGTTACCACTGGTGGTGTTTCGACTAACAATCCGGGAGATATTACCTTTAATGGTACAATTTCCTACCAGGGTTAATTATGGCTACTTTATCTGGGTTGAGGACGTTAATAAGTAATAAATTAGCAGATGGGGATTTAATAGACCCCACCTCAGCCCAGATTGACGCACAAATTAATTCTACTATAGAATACTATGAAACTGACGCTTTCTGGTTTTCTGAGGAGATTGCGGCACTGAGTACAACGGCCGGGAATGCTGTATTAGGTAGTATTCCTTCTGATTTTAAGCAAATTATAATACCTAATGGTTTAACTATTATTGATGGACAAGTACATTATCCATTGAAAAAATTAACACCATTACAATATGAATCAAGATTTGTTGACAGTTCAGAGTCCAGACCGCAGGGGTACACTTTTAGGAAGGGTCAGATTGAGTTTTTACACATACCTGATAGAGTTTATACAGTAAATTTATTTTATCGTAAAACCTATGCAGATTTAAGTGGCGATACGGATACTAATGATTTTGCTACTAATGCCGCAAGATTAGTAGAATACAAAACGTTAGCTGATTTGCTCAGAGACTATCGTAGTGATGAGGAACGGGCAGAAAGGTACGACAGGCGTGTTGAAGTTGAGTACAATAAAATTAAAAAAGAAACCAATAACAGAACGGTAACTGGACTTCTAACCACAGAAAATATTGTAGATGGAAGCAACAGTTATTATTCAAGTAATTATTAAGGAGAATTAAAATGACTACAGGAGTTATATTAAGTGGCGAGATTGGAAGAATGCCTGAATCTAGTGGTAATGCTGCTTCAGATGATAAAATTGTTGGTTTCGATAGATCGACGGGTTTGGCAACGACCTTCACACCAGACCAGATACAAGCCGGCGCAGGCACAGTAGATGGGCCCGCCTCTGCAACCGATAATGCCCTTCCAAGATATAACGGTACTACCGGAAAACTTATACAAGATTCAGGAGTATTAGTTGATGATTCGGATAATATGACTGGAGTTGTGGCAGTGACAGCTACTGGAGCTATTACAACTACGTCAGCCAAAACGGACTATGATAAATTTCTTGGTATTGATAGTGTAATACTTGCAACCACTGGAACATTTACTACAACACGTGAATCAAAAGGGCTTGTTGTTTCAAGAAAATCAGCGGCTGATGATACTTCTATACTTATGATCGACATTACCGAAGAGTTGCGTACGACAGCTTCAAAGGGTTTTCAGTTAAATACAATGGATGTGATATTTGCCAACTCTACTGCTGACTTAGAGGCTCATTCAGCTACTTTAAGCAGAATAACATATGCAGATTCTACAACAGAGGTCGTAGCAGACATGCCCATAACTGGTACATTGGGGGTAGGGCAGGATGCGGACCCTCAAATTGACAGATTAACTGTAACCACTCCAGCTTTTGAAGTAACTGCACTTACTAAAGTGGTTCTTGAAATCACTGTTGATGCCGCAACTACAAGCACATATGACTATATTGGTACAGTCCTTAACTTTACGAGAAACGACCTGTAATTAGGAAATTTTATGGTTAATATAGCAATCGTTGGAACAGCCGGCAGTGCAAAGAACGCGCCATTTCATGATCCTGCTTGGGAAATTTGGTCAATGACTGAAAATCATAAGATTCCGGGGGTTCGTGTAGATCGGTGGTTTGAAATGCATCGTTTTAGTATCCTGAGGAAATATTGTGGTGCTAAAAAAGACTACTTTGATTTTCTGGCTATTTTTGGTGACAAGTTAACCACTATGCAATCAGAACCAGAAACACCAAAGGCCAGAGTATTAAAACGCGATGAATTGATAAATACTTTTGAGCCATATTTTACTTCTTCAATCGCCTGGATGTTAGGAGAAGCATTACTTGAAAATCCGGAGAAATTGGGACTTTGGGGTGTGCATTGTAGCGGAAATAATGAATATGCCAATCAAAGGGCTGCTATTGAAGGATATTTAAGATTTGCTCAAGGGCGCGGAATTCCTACCTTTGTTCATCCCGACAGTTCTTTATTTAAAGCTCCCCTTTATTGTGATGAAGATCATATGCGTTTACAGACCGGTATAAAACGAGCTAATAAACGCAAGGAAAGAGCCAGAGACGACGCTAATTATTTTAGTGGATATGAAGAAGCTTTGGACTTTTTTAGAGGAGGCATTGGAGAGTGATAAATGACTACAGGAATTTTGAGAGCTGGAGAAATAGGAAGGCTTACTAGCGCGACAAGTATAAATGACTCTGACGATTTTACTATTCTTCGCAACGGTGTGATATTCAGAGTAGCAGCTGATGAGTTGGCAGCATATATTGTAGCTGAGAATACCACCACAAAAGAGATAGCATTTGCTGATAGTCCATATTCAGTTATCACTTTAGATGATTATATAAATGTAGACGCTACGGGGGGCAATGTCATTATCAATTTTCTCCCATTATCAACGGCTCCGATAAAACCGCTTTACGTAAGAAAGAATGCTGGTGGTGGAAATACTGTGACCAATACACCAGATGGAAGCGACACAGTAGATGGTTCGGGAACTTTAGTGATAAGTGGTGATGGGAACGCTGAGATGTTTGTTCCTTTTGCATTAGAATGGAGGACTTTCTAATGGGATTGAGAAATACTTTTAGCACAACCATAACCGATCTTCCTCGTAATAATACCGTTTATGTAGAAAATTTCACTATATTTCCTGAGCCTATTGCCAATGTAATGCTTTTACAAGATATTACTCTTCGGGATTTTATTCATTTTATTATTACAAAGCCTTTAAATGTGGAGGATAATTCATTACAGATTCCTGATAATGGAACAGTGCAATTTAGCACTACAAATGTTATAGCTAATTTTCTAACTACTGAGATCAGCGGGACTACTCCTTGTTTTACTGGAAATATTACCCGATTAACAATTGATCAATTAAATACTGTATCTACTAATGGCGGTCATTTCTTTAATTTATCTAATGATATTGGCCCCGGATTCGTATTTCTCGATCAGGCTACAGCGCAAGGGTTTGATTCTATAGGCAGTATTGAAGGTTGTAGTTTTTCTACTGAGAATGTTGGCTGGATACTCTGTGATGATGGTATAACTTTAAATGACATGTTGTTCATCGTTATGCGGGAACAGGCTTTTACCGTTCAAAAAGGGGATCATATAAAATTAACCGGAACTCTTATAGGGGCAACATTTGATTCTATGATAGCGTCCCCACTTACGGGAGATGCTTTATTTAATATTGATTCAGGCCTGTCTATCACCACTCAAATATTAATACATGACAACCTGTTCAGTGATGCAGCCGGTGGTACTTTATTTGCTGCAGGTGGCTTGGATCAAACTGATCCTCAAGTTATAGCACGTAATAATGGTAATGCTCTTGATAGTTACTGGGTAGGCTCCCTTGGATTTAAGGAAAATGCAACGCCCACAGTTGTAGCTTTAAATACCTACACAGATATCGCCGGGACAATGGTTGCCGGTGTTGATAATGAAAGATTTACCATATCTGGAGACACAATAACCTACATTGGTCTGGAAGAGATTAAAACGGAAATAAAAGTCAGTATATCCGCCAGTAGGACAATACCGGCTTCTTCTGGAAGAGTTATCAGAGCCGCTGTATTTATTGATTCAGGATCAGGTTTTGTTGAACAGGCTGATAGCTTCTCCATGAGCATGGTAGGTGCAGCTAGAAATTTGTCTTTTGTGACGAAAACTGTAATTTTGCAAACAAATGATCAAATTAAATGTCAAGTTAAGAATGAAGATACAACTGATTCTATTTTAGTAATTGACTACAACTTAACGGTTCCAAAATTATGACAAATGTAGTAATAGTAGAAGGAGATAAAACTTTTGGTGAAGGTGATGATGGCACATTGCAACGCGTTATCGCCACTGCGACTTTAACAATTCCTGCAGATGCGACACATCAATATCTTATAACTGACTGGATAGATGTTTTTAGAGACACTGCAGATACAGTATCAGTTGTACCGGCTACTGGTGTAACTTTAAGCTCCGCCGCCGCTACTATCAACAAACAATGTGGCTTCGCAAGATTCCAGAAGATTGCTGATAACAAGTGGATCGGCTGGGGCGATTTAGGATAATTAAAAAGAGGAAAAAATAATGCCAACTCCAACAACGAATTTTGCTTTTAATAAACCACTGGTAAATGATCCCATAGATGAAGATATCTGGGGTGGTCAGTTAAATGATAACTGGGATAGTGTCGATGCAATATTACCTGTTCCGGCTGCTAGTAAATTTGGTGCGCTTGTGGTGCAGAGTACTAATGATACCGGTTATGAGATTCTATCGGGACAAGGCAATAGCGGTGATACCCTACAGTCAACTGGACCCGACACATTACCAGCTTTCGGACTTCCAGGAGGAGATTGGACATTATTAGAAACACAAACTGCCAGTAATGATACTTCGATCGACTTTACAAGTAATATAGATGGCACTTCTAATGTCTTTGCAATTACAATATCGAATGCTTTGCCAGCGACAGATTTAGCAGATTTTCTCTTGCGTGTAAGCACAGATGGAGGATCGTCATTTGATGCCGGAGCTTCAGATTATGAATATCATACTATGTTGCAAAGTTCCAATTCTGATTCATATGCTGGACAAGGTACTGCCGGTAGCTCACGTATTCTATTGGGTGAGACTATAAATTCTGTAGCCTCAAAAGGTGGTTTTAGTGGCACAATCTTTATGTATGCTCCAAATAACTCGGCTGTCTTTACTCATTTTACCTGGCAAGGCATGACACCTACAAGCTCAAGGATGCAATTTGCATCCGGTGCTGGAGCTAGATTTGCAGCATCGGACGTTGATGCTATTAGATTTATTATGAATACAGGTAATATAGTATCGGGTATATTTAAACTATATAGAATAAATTAACATGGCTGAAATATCACGACCAATATTCGTAACGCCGGGAGTACAGCCAAGTACGGATTTTACTACATCATCTACACCACATTTTGTGGCGGCAGATAAGGTAAGATTCCGTGATGGTTTCCCGGAAAAAATAGGCGGTTGGGAAACTGTAGCCACAAACAACAATGATTCGGTAAATGGCTGCGCACGCTCAATTTTTAGTTATACTCTGAGTGGTAGCACTCGTTATCTTATTGGGACACATTCTAATTTATATTCTTTGCTCGGGAGTCAACTGACAAATATAACTCCACTTGTTACAGCAACGACAGCTATCGCAAATTCTTTGGATTCTAATTTTGCCACATTAGGAAATGATCCGATTGCTACAGTAAGCGGAAGCAACACTTTAACAATCACCGACACGGCAACAAAAGTTCGAGCCGGCGATACAACCACATTATCTGGCTCTACAGCCGTAAATGGCGTACCCGCTGTTGAGATTAATACTACTCAATTTGTAAGATCACAAAGCACAAATAGCTATACAATATTAGTGGCAACAAACGCTACCTCTACCGGTTCAGGCGGTGGTGCTTCCGTAGTACAAGCGACAAATATAGTTACAGTAAATCAAACTGCACATACTTTTCCTGATAGAGCAAGAATCAAAATGTTGGCTGCTGCTGCTTTTGCCGGAATTCCTGCTGGTGATTTGAATATTGAGCATATAATCAGAAATCCTTCAACAAATGCATACGATATCGTTGTTGCAACAACTGCAACATCCAGTGTGACGGGAGGTGGTGGCGCAGGAACGACCGTACAGGGTGAAATAGCAGATGGTATATGTGATGCTGCATCTGCACAAGGATACGGGGCTGGATTGTATGGAATAGGGCTTTATGGTACTGCCCTTGTAAGCTCTACTGGTGAAATCCCGGTGCGCTCATGGATAACCGATAGATTCGGAGATAATATAATCACAACTCCCGGAGATCAAACTGGTGTTTTTACATGGGATAGTGTTATTACTGTTGCGCCTGTTTTACTTTCTAACGCTCCTACTGCTGTGAATTATATGTTTGTCAGTAATGAAATCGTGGTAACCCTGGGAGCAGGGGGCGTTGGTAATCGTGTACAATGGTCAGATCAGGGAGTTTCTACCCAGTGGGCTGAGTTGTCTACCAACCAAGCTGGCCAAGATGATATTGAAGGAGCTAGCACCTTCATATCACATTTAAAAGTTAAAGGAATTAATTTACTTTTTACTGATTCCCAAGTTTATACCATGCGTTACATTGGTAGGCCGTTGATTTGGGAAATCAAACTTTTAGATGATAAGTCCGGTATTATAGCAAAGAATGCCCGTGTTCAGCATAATGGTGTAGGTTATTGGCAGGGAAGTGATAATTTTTATCGTTATCGCAGTGGAAACGTAGAGATTATTCCATCGAATACCACAAATGAGACAACATTAAAAAAATTCATTTATAACAATATTACTTCATCACAGAAAAGTAAGATATTCATGTGGTTTAACCGGGCTTTTAATGAGGTATGGACACATTATCCGTCCACTGCAAGCTCCGAACCTGATAAAGTGGCATATTTCAATGTCAAAGATTTGACCTGGACGCCCGATACTCACGATAGATCAGCAGGAGAATATCCGACACAATTGAAGGATTTTCCATATCTGGCAGAAGTAGCAGCGGATGACCTAACCTCAACTTTATTCCAACACGAGAAAGGTGATGATGACAATGGAAGTTCTCTTGCATTTACAATCTCTACACATTTTTTCGATTCGGGACGTGATACTGTAAATGCACTGGCAGTCGTGCCGGACAGCATACAGACAAGTAATATAACATGTACAGTTAATGTAAAGAAATATCCACAAAGTGCTTCATTATACGGCAGTAGGATATTAACAATTACTCCTACTACGGAAGTGAAGAAGTTCAGACAAAATAGCAGGTTTATTCAGTATATTCTAGCAGGTAACGTGTTGGGTCAAAGCTGGAGAGCTGGAAGATGGTTAGAATTCCTTAGTAAAGGAGGCAGTCGATGACAACAAGTTTATATCCTACGACTGGCAAATCCACCGATATAGAAAAAACTGTTTCTGATATTGTAGATAATTTACAGGAAATAGCCAGACTGAGAGAAGCGGAAGATATTTCCGATTTTCAGAATCTTACCCAACGTTTTGTAAGTGGTCGAGGATTGTTTGAAACACGCGCTGCACCATCGAGTCCGTCAGATGTTTTGTCAACTGATGAAGAAGGTGATATAGTAAATGACGCAACTCACGAATACAAATTATTAAATATCTCGGGTACAGGTTTAAGATGGGATCAAAGAGCGTTGAGCATCGGATGGTAACAATAGAAAAATACAAAAAAGAGGACTATGGTTTGATTTGTGAGATGTGGCAGTCACAAGGCTTAACGGCTCCTCCTATCGGGGTATTGGGAGATAATGGTCTTATAGGAAAATTTGATAATAATAGTCTTTGTTCTATTTTTATATTTAATCCTACTTCTGAAATGGGAATGTTAGAGTTTATGGCTTGTAATAAAAATATAGAAAAAGCAATAAGGAACTATGCTATTGATATTATGTTACAAAATGCAATAGATTTTTGTAAGGAAATGGGTTACAAATATATATATACTGCGACATCGAGTAATAAATTTATAAGTAGGCTACAAAATAATGGGTTTATTAAAAAGGGTCGAAAACAACAACATATGTTCTGGGGGTTATAATGGTTGGTGAATTATTCGGAGAGCCATCTAAAGAGTTTACAAGTTCAGCAACTCCTACAAGTTTCGCATCATTGCCGGGATTTGGTCAGGAAGCCTTTCAACAGGCTGTAACCGGAGCGCAACAACTAGCCGGACAACCTGATGTATTTGCCCCTGTAGGACTCACACCCGAACAACAAGCATCTTTAGGTACTTTGACGGCAGGTTTACAGCCGACATCACCAGAGGCATTTCAACAAGGGCTTACAACGTTTGGTGATCCGTTTCAAGAACAGGTCATACAAAATGTAATACGCGATATTCAACAAGCTGGAGCCGGGCAGTTTAGTGATATAGGGTCAATGGCAAGTGCGGCCGGTGGTTTTGGCGGAACACGTCAAGCATTACTGGAATCAGAACTACAGAAAAATATTCAACAGTCTATTGGTGATGTTTCCGCACAATTACGCTCACAAGGATTCCAGGCAGCAGCAGACAGGACATTACAGGATATAGCCAGGAGTCAGGAGTTAGCACCGACATTATTTGGATTAGGTGATATCGAAAGGCAGATTGCCACACAGCAACAACAGGCTCCGATAGCGGCATCTCAATTCTTGACAGGAACGGCAGGGGCATTGCCAACGGGTGGTGGCGCTACTACTTCTGGCGTTAGCACAGGTGCTACGGAGGGATTAGTAAGTCAGTTAGGACAGTTAGCAGGTGGAATCGGTGGTGCGCTGACAGCAGTTTCATAGGAGGTTTTATAATGAGTAGTATATTATCACAGATTGGTGCGGGATTAAGTGGATTTAGTGCGGGATTGGCTGATCCTAGTGCTAGTCTTAAATTAGTACAGCAACGCAAAAAAGAACAACTTGAACAACAAGAACGCCAACAACTCGGCAATATCTTAGCCGGTCGCTCTACACCTGAATTTTTACGTCCAGGTGGCGCAGAAGGACTAACGCCCCAACAAAGTCAACAATTACAGTTAAATGAACTGGCGGGTTTGGCAACGCCGGAATCATTAAAAATCCTGCAAGGAATATCTCCGTTAGCACAAAAGCCAGTCACCGCCGCGAGTCCGCTTGGTAAACTAAGACAAGACCTAACTAATAAAAAGATTACTCAAGAGGGCTTTGATAAGGCAAAGAAAAAGCTATTAGCCCCTAGAGCACCTCTTGTACAAATAACTTCTGGCGAGAAAGCGAAAACAAGAACTTCCCGTGATCAATTGACAGAAGGACTAGCGGCAGTTAATGAATTAATAAGTAAAATAGAAGAAGATCCAACAAGGGCTGGTATTCTTGGATTTGGTAGAGGGATTGCGGAAACTGCCGGAGGAGTTATCTCTGACGTATCATCTTTTCTACCTGGTTTTGAAGGAGTGCAAAAATCGGTCGAAGGACTTCAACCTAAACTTGGTGAGTCTATTAGAGGTTTAAGACCTCTTCAAAATAAACTTGCGTCAGGATTGGCAAGATCAAGATTTGGAGATAGCGGACGTATTCCGGTGCAACAACTGGAATTAGCGAGGAAAGATGTTAATATTGCAGAAGCCACGAGTGGCCGACAAACATTAGATTCTTTAAGGCAGGTAAGAAAAGAACTGCAAACTAGTCTTGAATCATTGGTAGGTCGGGCAGGAGAGGCGGGATTCGATTTACCGGTAAAAAAATCACCAGTAATAAAACTTGATGAAAACTTTAATATAATTCAATAATGGCTATTTTCGAGTTACCAGACGGCAGACAATTTGATATTCCTGATTCAGTACCTCCTGAACAGGCCGTTGCCGGATTGCGCGCTAAATTTGGACAGGAAGAGCAAACTAATATCGTACAGCCCACTCCATTACAACCTCAGACAGCACCACCGGTGCCTACAGCAGCACCTACAGAACAAGGCTCAATCCTTGACTTATTTGGGACGCCTCCCAAAACAACCGAAGAACAAGAGCGGATCAAGCAAGCTGTGGCAAGATTCCCTGCGGAAGTAGGGCAGGCCTTAACCAGTCGTGGGACATTTCAGGCAGCAGGAGGTGCACTTGGAAGTGTGGCAGGAATTCCTGCGGGAGCTCCCGGAGTAGTGGCGGGAGGGGCATTGGGTGCAGCTGGTGGCGATGCGTTATTTAATATAATAGAATCTGCTAAAAATGCATTTGCCGGACAAGAAATAGCCCCAATAAGCGCAAAAGGAGTTCAGGAAGCCTTTGCTCGGCCGATTAAAGCCGCAAAAGAAGATATCACGGCTACTTTAGGACTCGGGGCTGTGGGAAGGGCGGCAAGAGGTGTAGCCCCTTTGGTGGGAAGAGCTATAGGAGTTGCCACAACAGAAGCAAAAGAATTAGCTGCGTTGGCCACAAAATTGGGTGTGCCATTAGGGGCTATTAATGTTACACCAAGTGAGGCGGTAAAAGGATTTGCAAAAGTGGCCGGTGTATTCCCATTTGTAGGCACTCCCATAAGACAGGCGCAGCAAACGGCGCAAACGGCACTGGATAGGTCTTTGGACGAAACTCTTAATGCTGTGGCTCCTACGGCCTCCTTACAAGAAATAGGGGTTAATTTAACAAAAGCGGCTGAGAGTAGATTTAAAGCATTCCGTAGGTTATCGGGTTCCTTGTATGATAATTTTTTGAATAAAGCAGAAAATGCCACTGTACCGGATATATTCCCTACTGCAAATTTAAAAGGAGAGGCTAATAAAATCAAACAATTACAAGCAGCCGGTGAAATTACCCTTGAAGAAGGTGGTAAATTTGGAACGGTTCAAGCCGATACTATTTCAAATTTTATTGAAAATTCCACACAACTACCAGAGAGATTAACGGCGCAACAAATAAGAGCTTTACAACGCTCTTTACAGGAAACAATGAGTAAGGCCAGTGCTGATGGTTTTGATGTATCACGGGGTGTGCAGCTTAAAAAAGCCCTGGAAGCAGACTTTAACAATCCCCAGGTGGATTTATTGAATGCTCAGGAAGGAAAAGAGCTTGTAGATTCTTTAACAACTGCCAATAAATTCTTTGCCAATAATATACCACAATTCCAAACGGCCACTACCCAGAAGTTTGGCAGAATTGAAAAAAACATATTCAAGCCTAAGTTTTTTAAAGCCGGTTCAAAGGAAGCTGATGAGGCATTTAGTGCGGTATTTAATTCCAAAAGTCCACAGGCATTAGAGAATCTAAGAAAGGTTGTGGGCGGCAAACAATTTAAACAGGCCGTTAGAAAGCATCTGGATACAGCGGTAAATAAATCTGTTACTGAACCGGCTTCAGAGGGCGCGGCAAGAATTTTTGACCCTATAAAGTTGGAGCAACAATTAGGATTAGCTACACCAGAAGGTAGAAATGTTTTAAAAACTATGTTAAAAGACACTCCTTTAAAAATTAGTGACCTTGAGGATTTTGTTAGAGTTGCAAAAGCGGTTGGTAGTGTGGAAATTGGCGATGTTGCAACTTTCCTTAAAAGAAAGGCTGTATTTGAGGGTCTTAGAGGGGTTGCGGGGGGATTTGCAATAAGCCAAGGAGTTATTAGTCCGAAAGGAATAGCTCTTGTAGTTGCCGCAAGAGAAGGATCAAAGATTCTGTCTGATCCTGCTAAACTAAAATCTTTAACTACTGCTCTTGATTCTACACTAACACAAAAGGCTCAGAGATCTGCCGTATTACGTTTAATCAGGACTATACCTTCAGGTGAAGAGCGTGAAGTATTAATAAATGAACTTAACAAAGGAGAATAATAATGGCTAATGTTTTAGATACAACAGTTTCCGTTGATGGAAACACGGATATCGACTGGAAACCAGCGAGAAAAGAATCACCTAATCGTGGTACTTTATGGGTGTTTGGGGGGGGTGGCAATAATTTTGGTAGTGGCACAGTAACCCTACAATCGAGTCCCGATGGCGGTACAACATTCATAGATGTACCAGACTCTTCGGGAGCCGCTATCACATTTACTGCCAATGGTATGACAAATTTTGAGCTTTATGGTGATGGTGATCCTGTTTCTGCCACAAGAACGCAAATAAGATTGGCTCTTGCTGGCTCTACAGCTCCTACCATTCGTTATGTAATTAATGATATGAGATAATTATGGTTGCTTTTAATCCTGGTATGCAAGCTTCTTCTAACCCGGCATATAGCCCCGGTGGAATGCCTGTGTTTGATGGTGAAAACTTTTTGCCTAAAGAGCTGGGAGTGTTCTTCTGGATTAAATCTTATGCGCCAAGTACCATAACTGAAAGTTCAGGCTCTGTATCTCAATGGGATGATTTATCTAATAATGCATTTAACATAACGCAAGGTACTGGCTCTCAGCAACCTACGACAAATGCCACTGCGGAAAACGGAAGAAATATCATTGATTTTGATGGAGGCGATAATTTAATTATGCCAAGTGGAGTATTTGTTATTCCAGATGGTTCAAATACTATATTTGCTGCATCAAAACGTACAAGTGAAGATTCTACTTTTGATCATGTTATAGGTATGGCTACAGGTGCTAGTTCGGATTATATTATTAGATATTCTTCAACGGCTGGTACTATAGCTTTTAAAAGCAGGTCTGGAGCCGCCGGTACTCTTCTCTCTACGGGCAATACTAATACTGATTTCCAGATTATTAACTGTAGAAGAGATGGCACAACTCAAGCCATGTCAATTAATGGAGAAGCAGAAATAACAAATGCCAGTGGTCAGGATGCCGCAAGTATAGATGACGCATTCATTGGGCAGTCAGGAACGGAAACACTAAGTCTAACGGGAAGCCTTGGTGAAATAATATTATATAATCGTTCTTTATCAACTTTAGAGATACCAAAAGTTAATCGATATCTTTCTAAAATATTTGGAATTACATTAGTATGAATTATGTTATATTTAATTCAAAAGCAGCCTTTGATACTGCACATGCGGCGGCAAAAATAGCTGCTGGGCTGCCTAAAATTGGCCGTGTAGCGGGCAAACTAGCACCACAGCATCAACAGACTATAGAACTAACATCATGTAAACCACATCCTTCTGATAGCACCGTTGCGGCTGAAATTAATGGAGGTTGGCCAGAGAATTTAAAGACCGGCTTTGCTCTAAAAAACAGAACAGAAGTTACTATATATTACCCAGAAAAATTATAATTCAGGAATATTTATGTTTAGAATATTTATTTTAGTTTTATTATTTCCGTTTATCGCGAGCGGTGAGATCTTTCAAGATAGGGAATTTATAATCAGGGAGTCTACCGAACCAAATTCGCCATTTGTAATAATGTTACATCCGGGTAACAGTACAGCAGGAAGATATCTGATCGCCCTGGAAATAAATGATCTATTTCCAGATAATGTAACAATTGTATATGCCAGTGCTGATCCAGCCAGAAGGGACGTAGGTGCGAGAGTTTGGCAATCCGGTGGTCTATTTGGCAACGACATAACTGATATTCTATATATAAGGGATTTGCGTAATCATATAATGAATAACTATTCCATAGATCCTGAACGTGTATATCTGGTAGGCTCTTCTAATGGTGGTATGATGGCCTACAGGATAGCACATGCAGCAAACTTTAATTATGCTGGAGTAGTCGTTATATCGGCCACGGCTTTACTAAATAGTCCATACGATTATGGTGGTAAGGTAATGCATATTCACGGCTTAAGCGATGGTAGGGTTCCTATTGAGGGCATTGTAGATGAGGACGGCACTGAAATTTATCTACCTTTAATGAAATTGATGGGTATAATTGCGGAGCAGGCATCAAGTTTATTTGTTGTATTAGTTCCGGCTAATCATAGAATAGCTAATATAAAAACTGCTTACCCAAATATGCTAAATGATATAGTAAGATTTATAGAGGAGTAGCATTTTCTCAAATAATGCCACTTTTCCTTATAAACTTAATTTGATACAATTATGACGGACATAAACGAAAAGGTAGCTGAAATGCACGGAGACGTTAAAGTCATAATGGCTGAGGTAAAACATATAAAAGAATGGATTATCAAACATGAGGAGAGTGATAACGAACATTTTACCAAGATACATAATAAACTAAATGGACTAAATAAATTGGTAGCTTCGGTATCTGCTGTGGCTGTTATTGCTGGTTTTGTCGTAGGGAAATTCAATGTTTTATTTTAGCAGGAAATCAAAAGAACAACTTTTAACCTGTCATAAGAATATACAACTTCTTTGTTCTGAGGTTATAAAGGTGATGGACTTCGTAGTGCTATGTGGCTATAGAGGTGGAGAAGAACAAAATGAGTTATACAGGCAAGGAAAAAGTAATGCAAAGTGGGAGCAATCAAAGCATAACTTCGAGCCTTCATTAGCGGTAGACATCGCGCCATATCCTATAGACTGGAACAACACGGAACGCTTTGCGCAACTGGCTGGTGTGATGAAGGGTGTAGCATATAAGGAAGATATCAGAATTATATGGGGCGGTGATTTTAAATCTATAAAAGATATGCCTCATTTTGAATTGCAAAGCAGTTATTGACTAGTTAAAACAATAGATTATAGTTAACTGCCCATAACAAGTAAAAAGGACGTAAGATGCTGAAGAGATATTCATTAATAATATTTTTGTTAATTTTAGCAGTTTGTTCACTTCCATTTATGAGTTATGCCAATCCACACCCCTTTTATAAACCGCACGGACAAGTCCAAGGACAATCTATTGTAAATGAGAATAACTATCAAGAAACTGCTGCTTCGGCTTATGCTCCTACTGTAATTGCGACAAGTGATTGTTTAGGTTCATTTAGCGCAGGAGGACAAGGGCAATTCTTCGGATTCTCATTAGGTGGAGCCACTCAAAGTAAACCCTGTAATATACGTGAATTTGCTAAGATGTTTATTAATGATCCCACCGTATACAAGGCTATATTATGCCAAGATAAGATGGTACGTAAGGCTATTGAAAGTACCGGTGGTGGTTGCCCAGATTATAAAACTTCCTACAACCCGCCATTTCTGGCATACAAGCCTAAGCGATGTGAATACCCCAACCAGAAGGGTTGCGCCGAATCTAAGCATCTCCGGTAAGGGCTTTCCTCGTTAATCTTTTATTCTCAAAATTCCCTGCCCACACAGGATCTACTATACTTTTGGTAATCATCCATCCGTCCGGTATGTCCGAAGTATAGCCCCTTATATGGCTACGTCTTGCTATATAACCAATCACCCTATCATCAACAATAACAGTTAGTATTTCTTTCTTGTATCTCACAGGCATTGTTTTACTCCTCTATTAGTGTTACAGCTTCGTTTTCTAGTAATGTCCTAGCAGCTTGCCTGGCTCTCAATTCATTAAGCTTCCCATTAAGATTCTCATAGTGTTTAGGCTCGAATAATCCAGCCTGCAAAGCCTCAAATAATTTATACAAAGCGATATCTAAGTCTTTCTCAATCTCTGTCATGTTTATACGCCTCTAGCATTATTTTAATATCATCGGTCTTTTTATTAAGGTAGTTGGTGGTAGCGATATTTGCAGATATTTGAACACCATCTAAGCATCGAACCAGTTCATCAAAACTATATGCAAGGGATTCTAGCTCTCCAACCTTCTCATCAAGCTTCCTTACCAACGCTGTTTCGCCTTTGTTAACCACCGAAACCGCATCATTATAATAATCCGCCTCCAACGCTTCTTGAAAACATTGAGTAATATCGTGGTGAAAATCGCGGTCATAGTTTGGCAGAAGCTCATCAACAAAGGCTGACTTACATCTCTTGAAGGCATCCTCAATTTTTTCATCGATTCGGGATCGGAATTTGCTAACCAACTTAGCCATGAACTCACTTTTAGAATCGTAAGACTCAATCTCTTCCTTTATCATATACTTTTTTATTTCGCTCATAGTTTATCCTTTGTTTTGAATTAAAATTGTTTCTTCTTGTTCTAATAGCTCCGGTATCGGGGTAACTCCTATAGCATCCGCCACTTTCAAAACTCTTTCCTTGCATGCTTTCTTAATAGTCTCGTAGTCTTCTCCAACCTTTAGACGTTTTTCTATCTCGTTAGCTACAACTTGCTTTGCTGTGTTGCTAAAATTAAGTTGAGCAATAGATAGCTTATCAGGAATGTCCTTTAACTTTTTAGGAAACTCAAACAAAGCATGATTAACCATGTTATTAAAAAGCATATAATATCTGGATGGCAAGCTACTTTTTCCTTCTACATATTTTACGTATTTCTCAACAGCCTCGTTAAATGCTTTATTGTGCATTAAGTTTTCTCTTCTGTGAGGGATTCTCTCTGGTGCGGTTCGCATTTTTAAGAATCGCTTGTACTGCTTTTCTACCTTTATAAAATATTGTCGTGACTTTCTTCCTTGCGGAGTTCTTTCGACCATCGAAAGCTCTTTCGCCATATCTACTGTAATCATATAGTCACGTTTAGGCCGTCCCTTTTTTACTGAAATTTGAGTAAAAATAAAGTAGTCTTTTCCCTCTAAAAAGTCATATTCTTGTATCCTTTTGTTTATCCAATCATTAAATCTAGTTTGAACTTTTAACCAAGAATGTAAATCCTCCGCATTACAGGTTTGCTTTTCAAAGTCTATTTGAATTAATTCTTTCTTCTTAGGCATATTGTTCTCCTTTGGCGGCACTAGGACTGCAATTAAATCACAGATGTGAGAAATGGGAACGTTACCGTCAATCCCGTCCTAGACCATAAAAAGTGTGCAAGAGAATTCTGTAATTTAATTGCACCCCCACAATACATTACATATTTTCCCGAGTCAAGTTGTCTGGATATTTTTGCTCAAACTGCCAATCTTTGAATTTCTGGTCTAGTTGTCGGAATTTTTCCTGGGCTTCTTTGTTGGTTGTTAGTTCAGAGCGTGATTCAATATCGCATTGTCTTAGAATAAAATCCTTACAAGTATCATATAGCCCATCCTCATCTTTCGCAGTTACATATATAATACTGCGTAAATAATTTCTAAATAGATCGTCCTTGCAAAGTATAACAGCCCTTATCCGTATCTTATCCCCCTCTGACTTTTCGTTTTGAGTATGTGCATTATTTGCACTAACTGAGCTATTCGAACTCTTCGATGAACTGGATTGTGCATTATTTGCACATTGCTCATCTTCTATAACAACCATTGCCAAGCCGTAACGAGTGCCCATTGGTGCTATCATTAAGTCAACAGGCATATCGCTAGGATGCACTGTGACTGTTAACTTCCATATGCCATCTTGGGTTTGCCTCAAAGCATCCTTCTTAACTTCCATGTTTAATGTCATCTAAAACATCCCGTAATTAGGTTTATCTAAGTCTACACCTTCCGCTTTTATTTTGTGCGACAACACTTTCTCTATTATGCGAACATGCTCCTGAAAATATGCAGACAAATGTTTGTACTTTGGATTGTTTACCGTCTCTTGATGAGAATCACGCATATCCCTCAAACACTTCTCATAATACATAGCATCACGCTTGTAGTTATCTGTCACCACTTCTCCTCGTCTATGTTAATAATTTCCATTTAAGCAGTTACTATTTGGGTGTTTTTTCAGCATTGATTCTGCGTCGTAGTATTCGCCTTCCTCTCGCGTCACAATAACTTTAATAGCGTGGTCTAGCGTGCAGCCAACAAATATTGCTGTCGATTCTGACCAGCCCGTACGTACTTGGTCGTCTATTAATTCATCTAGTTTTTTGGCTAGTTTGTCTTTATCAAAATGCCTTGATACATATGGTTCGTTCATAGTTTTACTCCTCGTCTATGTTAATAATTTGTGTTAAATTATCCCGTAGTTCCTTGACAGCCTCATTGCTACCTTCTTTTAATGTTATCTCCGCTGCAATAGCTATACATCCACTACAAATAAAAGCATTAGAACCAGCAATAAGACAATGCACTTCGTGAGAACATTTGCAGCAAAAAGCACACAAAGGCGTAGGTAGTTTGAGAATTTTCATAATTAATAAGTCCTGTTAGGTTGTGTAGTTCTCATACAAGTTGTTTGTTAACCTCTTCTAATAATTTTAATTGATTACTTAAACTCTTATCCCAAGCACCCCTATCCATACCTGAGAAGCCCCTTCTACCACGGTGGTCTTCGTAGCAAAGAGGTAGCGTGAACATATGCCCTAACCTTCGACCGTGTTGCGTTATATGATGACAGTCAGAGGGCGCGGAATGCTTGCATATTATACAAGGAAGCTCCTTAACTTTTCTCATGCGCTCCCTGTTTGCCGTTGTTAGGTTCTCCTTAGGCATTATTCCCCGGACATATCTATATCATTATCAGCCGCAAATTTTAAGCACGGAAAACAAGCTTTAAACTCCCAAGTGTCGCTACAATCGGCATTAAACTGGTATTCGTACATATCACCTTTCTTTATACCATTGCACTTGTATCCATGCCCTTGATGGAAGTCGGCATCTATAAAGTCCCAAGCGGAGCATTCGTGAGTCTTGCGTGCCTTTCTTTTTCCGCGGCTAATAGTTCTCATTGTTTACTTCTTTATATTATTAGATTGTTTAGTCAGCTCTGGAGGAGATATCATCGTAATTAAACGGGTCGTCAAATTCAACATTATTTAGAGGAGTTGTAACGCTAGAGGTATCAACAACATAACCCTCTACTTTATTCTTACTTGGATATGGCCTGTCAGTTTTCGGGTCTATATTTTTAGAGTTAACAGCTTCAATGCCAAGTCTCATTTTTCCGGTTTTACCTTCAAATTGATAAGGCTCAAGGTTTCCTGATTGATATTCAAGTGATAACCCCATACATTCGCAGGCATCTATGAGCTTGACCGGAAATGCTGGCATAAGATAATCGAATACTATTTGCACTTGATTATCTGCATTAAAGACATTCATAGTGACTTTAATCATGTTTGGTTCAGACGCGCCTCGCACTTTAGCACTCTTGCTAATTAGTGCCTCAGCTTTTGCAACTTCAAAGTCATATATGCCAGCGTCCCAGATTGGAAATTGACTTTCTTTCTCTGCTTCTTCTCGTGTTTTTGGTGTAAATTCCATGGTTTTAGTTTCCTTTTTTAAGTTAATAAGCTGTGTTAAGTTATCCTAATAACATTTTACATTAAAAGTTATTTCATTGGTCATTAAAGCCCACCCATCGGGGGACATTGCGTGTCGTCTATTTATATGGTGAAAGCCTATTATGAAAACTATATACGAAGCGTTAGCTATAATATTGCTATAAAAACTAGAATATCTATCAGGATAATCGATTGCTTTCTTACAACTCTCAGCTTCTTTTCGGCTTTCCTCTGATAACGCCTCTATCCAGCCGTTTATCTTATCGACAAAAGAATCCCTAAAGTATAGTTTATCTGTTTTTTCGAACTCTGCCAGTACATGCTCAGTTATTTTAGACTCCAATTTCTTTTCAAAGTCTTTTTCTGTTGAGCCAAAGCCTAGTATAAAACTCATGGTTTTAGTCCTTTTGGTTTAAGTATTTGTCTTTAATAAATTGAATAAATTTCGTAGCACTCACAGTATCTACCTCTTTGATGGATTCTGCGTTTGCCTTGGCAAGCCATTTAGAAAGTTGCCCGTCTGCTAGATTAACAACTTTAATCAAATTCTCTAATTCAGCTATTTGCTCAGCGGTCGCTAATACTATTTGTGACGCGCTTTTTTCGATTATATCTTTGCCGTAACGTTCTGCAAAGTCCTCATAAGACCACTTGAAAGTTGAGGCATCAGGAAAACCAACCAGCCGAGACTTGCGAACTTTAGCGATACGGGAATTCCCCTGCTTGATTATTTGTAAAGCAAGATGTAGTTCATATTCGAGCTTGTCCCAACAGTCAAACGTCTCACCTGTTTGCTCACCCTTGAACCACAAGGCTTTCTCATGCGCTATAAGGATAACATTCATGTCGATACGCTGTAACCACGCAACGAGCCGTTTCATCATTGCAACGGCTGGCTTTTTGTCTTTACCAAATTCGTTTTTGATTCCCCTTTCTTCTAGTCGTTCAGCTTCTTTAGTAATTTCGTTATTGAATATCTTGGTTATTGAATCAATAACTACGGTTTTAAATTCGTGCTTTTCTGTGGCAAGGGCTTTAAGTTGCTCAAGTACAGTACCAAAGTCCAAACTGCCCTGCTCAAGGCCTAGATAGACACCGCCGGACTCTTCAAGCTTCGTGGTGTAATGCGCCATGTTAGCACCACCCTCAGAGTCAATATAATAAACTCCTGGAAAATCCAAACTAGTCCATGTTTTCCCAACACCAGGCTTGCCATATATTAATACTTTAGGCTTACTCGGTGCTGCCGCTTTAGGGCTGATGGCCTTTAATTTACTCTGCATAATACTCCTCCTCTGAATAAAAATGTTCTAGTGCTGTTGATTCGTCATAATCCATACATCCCCCTATAGAAAAAAGTGTTGAAATAAAACCGCCACTACCATAAGGAGTATTAGTTGTTTGGTCGTTACGTACTCATCAAGCATCATCTTTCTCCTGAATTTGTTTTGCCTCGACATGCGCCTTCATGGCAGCGCGACACTTATCATGAGCGACAGTATAAGCAGCGACATCAATAGCACCAATAGCATAAGCAGCAGAAGCAGCAGCAGCCACAACAATAGTAAGATCCCTCTCTTTCCTCAATTTCTCTAGCTCATCATCTTTCCCCTTGAGTTTAATTATTTCCGCCTCTAGGGCTTCTGTGTATATCCTGAGTTTTCTATAAGCAATATCAGCAGTAGCATCATCAGCAGCAGCCTTTAGTTTCTCTAGTTCAGTCATTGGTTTTCTCCTTGGATTTTATCATTGCCTGTTTTGTCAACCATTCAAGCAGCTCGATTTCTTTTTTAGTGCGTTTCTTTTTAAGAATCACGTTCATTGCGGCTCGTGGCGATAGATGTTCACCATGTAAATTAATAAGCATAACTGCACTCTCCTATATATTAAATTGAGTATTGATCTTAGATATTAAATTGCCTTCAAACTCCTCAAGTTCAGATATCCAGTCACCATCGAATACACCTTGTTTTGTTTCTTCTTCAAGCTCCTCAATAAGGGTACCCAATTTGATATTGAGGCCTTTTACCAGATCCCTTATTCCAGTAACAGCATCCAGAGCTAAATCCTTGTTGTCCGTTTTCTCCTCTAATGTTGGTTCGTGTTCTATATCTTCCATAATAATATCCTCATTTAATTGTTTCCGCTAATATCATTATAAGCCTATAGCTAATTACCTGTCAACATCTTTTTATATTTATTTTAGCCTATAGCTAATTATATTTATTGACACTATATATAATGTGTGTTTATAATGGGGGTAGGTGGTGAAGCTTCGAGCAGCATTTTTATCATGCCGACTGAAAATATGATACGTGAACAATACCAGTAACACCACCCACGTAATTAAAGGAATAGATATGACATTAGTGGCGGAACACAATCTGGAACAATTCTTTGAAAATAAGGGTGTAGATCAAAAATCATTGGCTCAATTTATCCCATGTTCAAGTGCGCACATTTCTGATTTAAAACGCGGAAAGAAAAGAATATCTATGCGGATTGCCAACAGAATTGAATATTTTACAGAGGGTGATGTTAAAATAGCTGATTGGGCACAGGAGGTAGACGATGAGTAAATACACTGTCAAAGCAGAAGTGTTACACACGTGGACTTATCATGAGAATTATGAGGTTGAAATAGACGCTGAAAACGAGAAAGCGGCAATCTCAGGTCTCCACGAACAATTGACTCAATCGGAAGTGTGTGCATTAGATGCTAGTTATGATGATTACGATGTTTACGGTATAAAAGCCTCTTTGATTAGAGAGAAACCAGAGAAACCTGTACGTTGCGATAGAACATTAGAGTTATTTTAGGAGGTAGACGATGACTAGGAAGGATATGCGGTTCTATTTGTTCATTGGGCTTGTGTCGGGATTTATTTTGTCAGGCTGTTTTTCGTTATATCAGGTTGATCCTATTGACTGGTTTCAGGAGGTAGACGATGATTAATTTCACATTAGGTTTAATAACAGGCATTTTTCTATCCTGGTTTGCAAGGAGGATATTTTTTATAATGCAGAAGCGATTTAGAGAAGAGAATTTTTTATGTAGCTCCTATAAGAAGGCTTTGGGGAAATGATAACAAAAGAACAAATATTACATGAGCATTCGGAGCAGGAGTTAAGAGCCTCTTGGAAAGATGCCTCTTTTGGAAAGATGTCCATTATGACTTGGAGCAAGGAAACGGATAAAGTTACAGAATATTACCCCAAAGATGAAGATGACCTGGTTGAGAAGTATAAAGAAGGAATGGAGAGATACCGTAAGAAACAGGAGGCTTTTAGGAAATGACTTTATTCGGTAAGTTTAGCCCTAAAATGAAGCGGGATCATGCAACAGATGAGTTGCTAGCGCGAATGCGAGAGAAAACTCACATGCTATACGCATCGCCTCAACAACAAGGACTAAGTGGATTGGGGCAACATCAAAATCAAATGTATGGAAGCAGGGCGGCATATGCTAATATACAAGCTGACAATAGGATAATTGAGTTAATGACAGAGAATGGTCTGCTGATGCATAGAATACAGCAACTTGAGCAACAACTGGCGGCTCCTTCTACTGAAGAGGTTAAGAAATTACGGGCAACCAATAAGAAATTAGTAGAGCGCATAAATAGGAAAGAGAATGATGACCTGTAACACAGCTTGCGTAATTATGATATCTACTACTGTTATGATAATTATTTTGTACTGTGCTGGTCTGGCTAGAATGGGAGGGTATTTGTAATGCAAAAAAAACGCTTGGAATATTGGCTCGCGAAAGCTAAGAAGAGGAATAAGTATTATCAACCTTATTCCGATTTAGAAAAAAAATGCTATAAAAAATTACTGTCTATGGAAAAAGCCGGTAAGATTCAATTGGCACCTGATTTACAATCTGATCTAACTATACCAGATTTTAATTTTTACAATATTGAGTAGAGAATGATAAGAAAAGGATTTGGGCGTTGGCTTGTGAAGGCCAAGAAGAATAAGTACGGAGCGGTAAAAACTGTTGTAGATGGTAAAACCTGCGATTCCAAGCTAGAGGGTAAACACTACGCAGAATCGTTACTTAGGGAGAGAGCCGGTGAGATATCGAACCTGCAACATAAGCCTAAATGGGATGCGTGTGTTAACGGTGTGAAAATCGGTGTGATTGAGCTAGATCAGAGTTTCTATGATATTGGATTGATGAAAACAATTTATGTCGACTCTAAGGGAAAAGATACGCCGCTATCAAAATGGAAACGTAAACACCTAAAAGCAGAACATGATATTGATGTGGAGCTATGGAGAGCATAATGCAAGCAAAGGTGCAGAAAGAGTGCAGAAAGAAAGGAAAATTAACGATGACTCGAACCACAGAAGAGCTAACAGGCGCGTGTTCAGAAGTGCTCAAGCACACTAAGTGTCCAGAAGGGTATTTACAGTGGCATTATTGGGTAGAGCGTATGGCTAAGACGCATAAACAAATACAGTGCCCTGGTTGTGGACTGTATAGAATCTGGAGAAGAAAACATGGGCGATATAACTCGAACCACAGAAGCAGTACTCAAGGATGCTGATACAGTAATAAGGCACCTGACAAACGATCGAAGCAAGACACAAAAATATTCTCCGAATGACAGTCTTATTTCCCTACTGGCAGAGCTATCCGCCAAGTTGAGAGAGAAGGAGGCGTATCTTGAAAAAGTAGCGCATGCCGTTGGTTGTTGGCCTGAACAAGACTTATCGGAGTTTCTGGATGAATTTCTAGCTAATGCCAAGCTGAGAGAGGGGGAGTGGCAGCCGATTGAGAAAATATACGGAAGAGAAGGCAGAGCCTTGTTACTATGGAAAAACGTTAGTCAAATTGAAGAGTTTCAAGTTGAAGAGTTTCAATATGGAGAGCAGCCAGAATACCCTTATGGCGTAGGATGGTTTACTAGGGGCTGGGAGTTTGAGCTGAAAGAAAAAGATTATTCTCACTTTCTGATAATACCCACCCCACCCAAGAAGAAGTAGGTATTGATTGGACAAGTGATAATAGTTAGTATAGAGTTAAGTAAATTCAAGGACTTACTGCATGTCACCGACACAGATGTCGGAGACATAAAAAACCCCCGCAAGCGTGGACGCCAATACGGAGGTTCGAATGGTGAGATCAATATATACTACCCCCTCACATAATCAAGTAATAAATGGTGTCTCAAGCAGTTGTTTCCGAAATGGAAAGCACTGCCGTCTGGTCATGCGGAATATAAATCGACTTAACGGAGTGGTATTATTGGTGGTGCGGTGCTGAAAGTAGAAGCACGGTTGCTAGGCGAAAGCTAGGTTGTTATTGTGTATGATCCGCGGTAGTCGAAAGGCTCATTCTTAAATGAAGACCCGCGCGGTGCTAGAAATAGTGAAGCAATAACGCTGTGTCAGAAGGGTTGGCATAAGCAGGAATTAACGCCCTGCCACCACCACTAATACCATTTCGTTACCTATGGGTGGTGTCAGTCGTCTGGAGTTCTGGATGCAATAACCAAGGATTGGGCTTATCCCGGTCGCCACCCGCTACTAATAGGCTTACACAAGGAGAAATTATGCCTGAAGAGTTTAAATCATGTCCATTTTGCAAGTGTGGAAGTTATGAGATACAACATAACCCAAACATATTCGCAGGACAGTTCTATGATGATTACAAGAATGTAGATGGCTGGAAGTATCGTTGTGAAGGGTGCGGAAACCAAACATGTTGGTGGCACACTAAGGAAGAGATGGTTAAAGCTTGGAACACTAGATATAACTCCAACTAAGCACCCAGCCGATGGGGATGTAAAGAAGAAGAAAGAAGAAAGGAGGTATTTCTAGACAAGAGATAAGATAAGAAGCTGGGAAGTAGTCTGGCCGTCTTCCAGCCCCCTGCTCCCCAAAACTATCATAAACAATTACTTGCATAACTCAAGAGATAGAGTACATTGTAAACCTATCTGTTGAGGATAGAGTGGCGTGGATTGAGGTTTACCTTTCTCCACCCCCAGTTAATAACCCCCCCACGACTCGCCCCCTATATTAAATGTTACAGAAAGGTCGCTGCCTCCCAAAGGTTCGGAGACCTTTCTCTTTTCTAACTCTATCTACTCATAATGTCTTGCGTGAAGCAATGACATAGAGTACATTGGCTGTGACTTTCACGGTCATACTTCTTAGATTAAATGGCTAGACCCCTGGTTGCTCTGGGGTGACAACATGGGTGGCACCGCATTCGCCACCCGCCGAACTTTAAAGAATGCGCCTATAACCTATGCGGGGGTAAGATGACCAAACATATTCCATGGATTAAAGAGTTCCCTTCGGATGAGCTTAAAGAAATAGCTACTTTTTCTCTCTCAGAACGGGGTGCATATTTTTCCCTAAAGCTAATATATCACACAAACCCAGAAGCATTTGAGAATGAGCAGAAACTATTTGCTATGTGCTTTGCTTTTGATGACGTAGAACGAACGGCTGTTCGAACGGTCGTTGAACGGCTGTTCAAACAGAATGGTGCTTTTCCGTTCAATGAGCGTTTAGATAATCTAGAAACTAAAGCTATTGTTGGTATCGAACAGAAAAAGTTAGCCGGTATAGCATCGGGGAAAGCTAGGAAATTAAAACGAACGGCTGTTCGAACAATACCAGAACCAGAACCAGAACCAGAACTAGAACTAGAAGAAGAACCACTTAAAAAGACTAAAGCAAAAAAAGTTTCACTTGATGAACTTTCTGTAAATCATGTTCAAGAATGGTTAGCAAAAAAACGAGCGCAGGGAAAATATATACATCACAACGAGCACGACATACTAGAAACATTTAAGAATTATTGCATATCCAAGGGGAAAAAATATGAAAACTTTATCGCAGCAT